TTCTTAAATTTTAAATTAAAATTTAAAATAAAAAAAATTGAAATCATTTTATATTAATCATATTTATCATATTTATGTCATCCAAAGAAAAACTTTCTGATAAATTGTTTATTAGGTTAATTAGAGAAGATAATGAATATTTTAAAACAATCCCTAAACACCATCAGACAAAACAAGTTTGTGATTATATTCTAAGATATGGTTGGAAATATTTACAATTTATTGAAAATCAGACATTTGACCAATGTGTGAAAGCAATTAAAGATAATCATGAAGCAATTAAACTTGTTAAAAATCTTACTATGGAAATTTGTATTGAAGCAATTAAAAAAAATTGGAGATGTATGGAATTTATTCCAGAAAAATTTCAAACATTAGAACTTTGTAAAATATTATTCGAAAATGATTGCTATTTAAGAGGATTTAAATATATTAAAAATAAAACTGATGAAATTTTAACTGAAGCAGTTAGAGTTTTACCATCAGTTTTAAAAACTATTAAAAATCCTACCTATGAAATGTATAAAGTAGCAGTTAATTCAATGAGAGGTGTTGGACTTCAATTTATACCTATCAGTAAACAAACTGATGAATTATGTAAATTAAGTGTAAAAAATAAACCACTATCTCTTCAGTATGTTAAAAATAAAACTTTGGAAATATGTAAACTTGCTGTTGAAACTAATGGAGATGCTCTTGAATTTGTTCCTGAGAAATATTTTGATTATGAATTAATGGAAAAAGCAGTTAATAATTCATTAAATGCATTAGAATTTGTTCCTAAAAAATACCATACATTTGAATTATGTTTAATTGCGATTGAAAAAAAATCAGAAATGATAGAACATGTGTCAAAAAATTTAGATTCAGATAAATTAAATATTTTATATAAAACTGCAGTTGAAATAGGAGGTTATAATCTTAAATATGTTCCAGTTGAAAATCAAACCTTCGAAATGCACAAAACAGCAGTTTTAAAATTTGGACACGCTTTAGAATATGTACCACCTGAAAGTCAAACTGATGAATTAATTACTCTAATAACTAACGCACCATCTCATATATTTGAATCTGCTTATAGATTCATAAAAAATAAAACATTAGAAATGAGTGAAAAATTAATTCAAAATTGTAAATACCTTTTTGTATATGTTCCACCAGAATATAGAAAGGAATTAATAAAAAAATATCCAGAATTAATTAATCATATTAGATTAACTGATTCTGATTATACTATTGTAAAAACAGATGATAATTGTAGTATTTGTCAAAATAATGATGGTGAATGGTGTAAATTAAATAGATGTAGCCATATGTTTCATTCAGATTGTATAGAAAAATGGTTTAGACTTTCAAAAAAATACGAGTGTCCTTTGTGTAGAAAAAATGCTTGTATTTTTTAATAAAATAATTTATTTAGTCATAGTTAGTAAGATTCTTTAGAAAGTACTGTTGACACTCGTAACCAGTGCCACCAGGTAACCAATGTCTGAGACCAAACAACTCAAAGTTGTGATTCCAAATATCAGCAAGGAGAGATGCTGCTTGATACTTGGTAATAGATGGCTGAAGGTACTTGTTGTTCTTAAGAGAATCCTGTTGATTATTGTAGTACTCGTTTTGAGAAGCATCAAATGTAGATCGAACAACTAGAATTAGTGTGTCGCCATCAGAAATCTTAGAATTGTAAAGTTCACTACAATCACCATTACTAATTTTATAAAAATTTGCACGTCTATGTACGATATTATAAGTATCACAAACAGACTCAGTGAACTTAGTATACTCCTTCATTGACATTACATTAGGCTTATCTTGTTCCTTGGGAAAATACACAACCTGGGGAAGATAAGGAAATTGGACAGTCTTATTCAAACCTGGAAGGTGAAGAGTGAAAGTAAGTAGCATAGAAGGGTCAAAGGTATTCGTATTATTATCAATAGGTATTGCAGACATACCTACTTTAATCAGTATATAAATAATAAAAAATTCAATTTTTTGCTTATTCAAGTTTATAAATAAATTATCTTGGATTTACTATGCATATTTTTTTATCTTCATCAAAAAATATTTTAAATGCTTCAAATGGGATACAGCTTTCTTCATCCATCAATTTAATTTGATTATCACCTATACGTTTACATAGACCAGTTACCCATTCTCTGTCTTTATCTGAAAGTTCATTAATACAATCAATATTCCATTTTAAAAATGTAGAATATGATTTGGATATTTTTAAAATGCGTGCTACATCTATACCTGATAACATACGTTGAAATGTATATTCACTTACTATATAATCTTCTATTTCATATTGTTTAGCCATTATATGAATTTAATTTAATTAAAATTAATAGTTATCAATTTTTAAATTATTTCTAGTTTATCATAATGTTAAGTAATACAATATTAATTTATATTTTAATTATAGTAATAGCAGAAGGTATAGCACAAAGTTGTTTGAAACAGTATTCTGAATCAAAAAAATTTATTTATTTATTAACTGGTTTAATTTGTTATGGATTAGTATCTTGGTTTTTATGCGAAAGTTATAATGTTAAAGGTGGTATTGGTATTGTAAATTTAGTTTGGTCTGCTTTATCTATTATAACATCATTTACTATTGGTATTTTATTTTTTAAAGAAGTAATACATTATCACGATATATTAGCAATATTATTAATTTCAATAGGAGTATTAATTCTTAAGTTTACAGAATAAAATAATATAATTGACTATTCGCCAAACTCAATAGGATTTCTACAATATGGGCATTTATTATTATCAGATTTATCTAACCAAGAATAGATACAATAAGTATGAAATATATGAGAACATAATAACTTACATTGTTCTCCTTCATTAGACAAACAAATACTACAATCTTCTGTATTATCAATAATGATTTCGCATTTAATTGATTTTTTTATATAATCTTTGTTATATTTAGAAATATCTAAAGCTATATTAATTAGCTCTTGTGTTTGAAATTTTCTTGGTACATATTGTAAGGTTGCATATGAATTTTTATCATTAATTGCTATTAAGCATAGTTCCATATCTAGAATATCTAATGGAACAAATTCTAAAGCTGAACCATCTGATGAAACAGCTATTAGACACATTTCTTTATTTATAAACTTTGCTGGAACAAATTTTAAAGCATAGCCAAATTTTTTTATAACAGTTAAACATATTTCTTCATTTATAATATCCGAAGGAATAAATTCCAACATACTCCCATCCAAAATATTTTCTTCAATTACTAATAAACAGAATTCTTTATTCTTAATTTTTGATGGAACAAATTCTAAAGCTTTCCCACAAGTTTTATTTGCTGCTAAGCACATTTCGAAATTTCTTAAATTCATTGGGACAAATTCCAATGCACAACCATCAATATTAACAGCTGTTAAACACAATTCAAATGTCTTCAATTCCAAAGGAACAAATTGAAGATTATAATAATCTTGTTTTACAAAATTCAAACAAACTTCTTCATTTTTAAATTCGTGTTTTACAAGATATAAGATTGTAGGGAAGTTAGGATCAAGATAACTACTAGACCAAGAAGTACTAGGCAGTTCTTTACTAGCAACAAATTTAATCATTTCAAGTGTTTGAATTTTTCTTGGAATATATTGAAAAGCATATATATTTTGTTCAAGTGCTAACATACATAATTCAACTGTCCGCCTTTTCTTTTTAATAAGACCTAAATTTAAACCAGAATTTTTAACTATAGTAATATCATCGTCGGTAGCCATAAAATTATTAAATCATATTTAATAGTTTTATTTTCAATTTTTTTATTAAAAAATAAATAAATTGCTGTTTATATCCTCCTTGCGAGGGCAAATTTAATTTTCTTAAAATTAAATTTAATAATTAAAAGTTTCACTTTTAATTGAACAATTATCTATTTGATGCCAATTTTTTTGAATTTAAGATAAAAAAATTTTACAACAGTGCTTTCAGAGGAGATAACACATTAATTACATCTGATTGATTCATATTTGAATCAACCAAACTTGTAAGAACACTATTATCAATTTCAAGTGCTTCAAACATATCAATCAAAATGATTTTAATAGTTTTGATTAAACTTTCTTCATTTATTTCTTTAGAATCATCAATTTCAGGATAAACAGTGCTTAAAACATTGTAAAGTGATTTGATTGTTGAATTTTCGTTTGGGAACATTTCTACTTGACCACGAATTACTCTTAGTTTCCGACTTAAAACACTATTAATATCATCAATACGTTTAATAACATTTGCTTTAAAATATTCATAATTGAATTTCTTTTGTTCAACTAATTTCTCAAAACGAATTTGAACAAAATTATCTTCATCGTCATAAATGATTGGATACTTATCAAAGTCTATACTACAAACAGCTTGAGAATTTGATACATCAAAAATCACTTTTGATATTAGTTCATCTTTTGGAAAATATTCAAAAAAAGTAGCATAACAATTTTCAATAAAAGGACCAGCATAATTTTGAACAACTAGTTTCTTATCATTTGAAACAGCATATGTAACTAAATTCAATAGAAACCCAAAATGTTCGTGAAAAGAAGAATTTTCATATTGTGATTCTTCGAAATAGTAGTGTTGCTTAATTGCAAAAACAACCAAATCATTTGTTTCGTTTATAAACATTCTAAAAATATCAGAATCTTCGATAAGGATAAGTTGAACAACTTCTTCCATTTTTAAAGGGGATTCTAGACCTCCATCCATTAAAATGATAACTTTTTTTTCTCCATCATATTTAGATAAAATACTAGGGTACTGTTGATGTTCATTGGGTTTAATATGAACATTAGGATAATGTCCTAAAGCTGAACCAACAGCAAAATAAATTAGTTCTGGTTCAAAATTTGAAATATTAGAAAATACAGTATCGTAAATATCATGTAAGGTTTGCATTAATGATATATATATATAGATTAATAATTATTTTCTCAATTTTTTCTTATTTAAAATTTTTAATTTTTTAGTTATTACACTTCCAGGATATTTATATTTGTCATCCGATGATTTTAATACTTCTGTTTCTGAACCAGGGAACATATTTGAACTAGGAATATAAGGAGCATTATCTGTAATACCAGATAATAAAAAGTCATATCTATACATTACACCATCAGAATTTGTAATATTACCAAAACCATCATCAATGAATAACCATTTCATAAATTCACCATTTGCAATAGGTGTATTAGCAGTTCCACCGTCTGGAACTTTATCATAAGTATTCAAAATATAAAAACGACAAGTGTATACAGATACATTAGTTACAGTCCATGGATATGTAAAAGCAGCTGGAAATTGTTCAACGAAGCTTTTATTTGCTTCAATCCAACTTTTTGTCATATCATCATTACTTGTACCGAAACCTTCAGCTTTAACATATTCAGGATGATAATGTCTTACTTCATCATTAGAGATAACTCTTACGCCATTACCGACATAATCTTTATTAAATAATCTAGATCTTTGTACACCACCTCTAATTCCTGCTTCATGAGGCTTATATGCACTACCAAATTGGTCACCTTGACTATCTTGAATAAAACACATTTCCCAAAATTTCATTTTTTTCATTTCTGTAATTGTAATTTGTTTTCTAAATGCGCGGTCGTGATTGTCTGTTGCAGTACTAAATGCTGGGTCCATTTTATCAGGAATATCCATTTTTGCTAAATCTCTCAATACACAGGTCTTGTATCCAGTAATTTTTAATTCTTTATCTCTGTATTTATTAGGGTCTTGATGCATTGCATTTAATATTTGTGTAATTGAATTATATGTTTGTTTATTTCTTTCTAATTCTTTAGTAAATTCTGCATTTAAATTAATTTGTGTAATTTCAGAAGCTTCTTCACTATCTTCTGTTACATATTCAATAATACCACCGATTACTATTGCTAATATTTCTATTTCGGGTTGTTCAGAAGCAATACCTACAATTTCTAATGCATCACATAAATATCTAGACCAATCATTCTTGTGAGGATCTTCAGCATCTTTCTTAAATTGTTCACCTTTTAGTGTACCATATACATCCATAATTGTTTCTTCTTGAAGAGTATATGTCATAAAGTTAAAGTCACCACAATTGAATAAGTTATCTTTAATTTTAGCGATTTCGTCAGCTGTCAAATCAGGAGAAGGATTTGAATGAACGACTGTTTTGAGTTTTAATTGAGTTATTCCTTCTCTCAAATTATCAATTGTAGTATTTTTCATACAGCAATTAAACATTTTTATATAAATATATTTATAAATATTTATT